GATAACTCCATTTGTTCCACCACTTCCAGAAGCACGCAAATCAATATCTATAGCATCAATCCTTATCCTACCATTAGGCGCTCTTATTACAAGGTCTCCACTCTCTGCCTCAAAATAAAGACCAGGAACTCCTACAGGAACATCTTCTCCGGATAAAACCTGATATGTTCCTGGACATCTATTAATAGTTCCACCTTTTCTGGTTGGAGATCCAGTAGAGTCCATCGACATATAATGTCTTCCTGCATCAACTCCTGCACGAAGCATAACTCCAGCTTGAACATCATCATCGTGAATATGTCCAAATTTTATTTCGCCATGATGTGTTCCATATCTTATTGGCGTTCTATCCTTTCTTCTTCTCATTAGACTTTACCTACACAATCTACTACAGATAATACTTCTTGACCTTGAGTTAATCTATTCTCAACTTCTTCTGGTGTCAACCTGGTAACCTCATATCTAGGAACAATCTTTGCATTAAATCCATTGTTACTATTTACAATTATTTCTGGATACTCAATAACAGGAATTCCTGAATTAACAAGGTTCACTCCATTTATAGATCCTGTAGAAGTAACATTAGAAACAGTAGCACTGAATGTTGGATTGTTATCTATTTCCAAAACATCACCAACAGAATAGTTGTATCCAGAATCTACAATTTCCAAATCATTAATAACCAATACAACAGGATATGAATTAGTGGTATCTGTGGGATTAGATGCTACTTGATCAATTCTGTCAGGGCAAGTTGGACTTGTTAATGTTTGCTCAACTTCTATTTTAATTGGGGCTTGATCTGGAAATTTAATCCAATCTCCAACTTTTAAAGATATAAACTTTCCAGAAACATATGGTACATCATAAGTACCATCTGCTCTTCTAACTAATGTTTCGCAGTAGTTAGAGAAAGTTCTTCCGCCTCCCCCTTGAGATCCATCAGGAGTATAAAGATATCCGTATCCAGGATCTTCTATAATTACAGCAACAACTTCTCCATTTTGAAAACCATCGGTGTTTATAGGTCCACCTGTTGTAGTTATTCCTGTAGCAGTATTGGAAACTCCAGGAGTCCCTGAAGATCCACTTACACCTAAAGATCCTGAGTTTCCATCTTGCCCACCAACGTCATTTTTATTATTTGATTTTTCATTAGAATCTGGTCTAAATCTAAGAATTGCTCTTCCTACAGCACCAGATCCCTTACCACAATTATCTGCAAACTTTACAAAAGGTGGATCACTATAACCACTACCAGAACTCGTAAGATCTACTCCAATAATACTGCCAGCAAAATCTACAATAGCATTTCCAGCAGCGCCACTTCCACCACCACCAAAAAATTGTACCGTTGGTGGACCACAAAGTTCTGGTCCAACATCACAACCTCCTCCAAGAGGATTTTGGATAAATCCATTTACACTATTAGCAATATTTCCAGGTATTGCTGACACAGAATCTACGACATTCGTAACAGAATCTACACTACTTTTTACTTTTGATTTGATACCGTTAATAAGTCTTCCTAAGTTAATTGATTCTGACTGAGATGGTCCATCCCAAGGACTCCAAGTATCAACCTCTGGACACTCTGGCTCATCATCACAACTTAAGAATGAAAGTATGTCTTGTACAAACTCAATTATATCTCCAGCAATACCTGCTGCTGTGCTTATAACTCCAGTGACAGTTGATAATACTGACGATATGCCATTAGAAATTTCACCAATAACTCCACCAAGAATAGTAGATAAAAATTCTTCGGCAAAACATCTTGGGACATTAACTACCTTGTCAACAATACTTACTAATAATTTTGATACTAGTGAATATAAATTCTTGATAATTTTTCTAAAGATACAAGCAATGGCATCTGTGGCACCAGAAATGGCATTTTTTGCAACTGCTCTTGCGTTTGGAAATAGATTAGAATATCCTGCCTTTAATGTGAGTTCTAATTTTCCTATGGTATTTTTTTCTATTTCTCTAATTATCCATTGAATTCCTTGTGCTATTTTTTCAGAAACAAACTGAACCTTTTTGTCCACCCATTTTTGGGCGTCTCCAATACTACTGGAAACTCTAGTTTTCCAATCTGATATACTATTCTTTGCTTCTTCTAAGTCTAAGATAAGATTTTTAATTTGAGACTGAACCTCACCTAGAGGTTGCTTTTCACATAAAGAGGTTTTGGGAATTGATCTTTCACGTCTACCTTTTTTATATTGCTCTAAAGAAGAACCATCTGTAATTCCTTGTGTAAGTCCAACAGTATCTTGAACTTTACTATCATTTAAATTTTGAGAAGGAGTTGATTCTTGAGTTCCTTTTGGAGTCTCCTTAACTGTCCTAAGAGTGTATTTTGCAACAGTTTCTTTATTTGTATACCCTTCAAAAGGTTTAAAAGGAAACTCTCCTTTCAGAGTTCCATTTGTTATTGCAGTATATTGGTTATATCCCAACACACCCATAATGACAGGTTGTTGAGCATCTTCTCCATCAACAAAGAATCCATAGACAAAATTGCCCTGCCTAAGGTTTGGAGTTTGTCCAGAACCTCCCGTACCACCACCAGCGGTAACTGGAAGCATTACAGTTGCCCAAGGCAACTGCCCGTCTGTTATGTCTGCACTTGAGGTATGATAACCCATAATGCGGACTTTATACCGATAATCAAATCCTTGATGCTCGTCAGTAGTTTCGGTTCTAAATCCAGATAAGTTTGGTTCCCATTCTTTAGAGTCAACTATTTGACCTATCCACCAAACAAATCCATCTCTACCAACGTAGTGCTTCTTTAAAAATCCTTGTTCTATCATTAGACATCAAACACTTTACATTCTGGTTCGTCTGGATTGAGGTCGCAAAAAAGTTCTAATGGATTTGGGTCATGATCAGTATCGGGATGATTCACTTGATACTGTTCTAACTGGTCCAATTCACTTACAATATGTCTACGTCTCTGAGGATTTAGATCCACATTATCCAATTCATCTTTATCATCATTAATGTGTTGTTGGAGTGTTTTCTTTTCCATTTTAGTTAAAAGGTTTTCTTCCAAATGTATCACGAACAAGAGTTAAACTAGTATAAGTCTCTCTTGGAGTTATTCTGTGACATAAACTCGCTATCATATATATGCCACCAGTGGCACTTTCTTTATTTTTATTTGTATTAGACTTCTTATCCGTAGAAAGTTCTGGGAAGTCGCAGTAAATTAAATCGCCAGCACGAAGTGAAAAATCGCCAGCAATAATAATCTCACTCTTAATAGTAAAGAGTTGATTATATCTCATAATAGACTGCACCATTGTATTTGGTGCATCATAAGTTGGTTCTTTAAGTCTAGATTTCCAAGTCTCCAATTCTTTATCTGGATTTTTTCCTGATGGAAGAACTCCAACATCTAATATGTGAGTCATCAATCTAGATACAGGAGTTCTAAATTCATCAGCAACATAATCAATATCATTTTCACTCGCAGAAACAATTTTGCCACTTTGATTATCGTCAACATTATAATTTCTAACTTTATAATCCATTGCAAGAAAGTCAAAGAATAAACTTCGGTTTGAATATGTTCCTAAAGTAAGATTGTTCTGCAAATCAATATCTCTTTTGATTTGATAAGACAAAATCTTACCATCATACTCTTCCACAGGATCTGCAGTATTTGTATAAATGTATTTCTTAACAGGTTTTTGACTGAAAAGATTGTCAATAGATTTAAATTTAAATCCATCATAAGTTTCATAGAAAAAATAACCAGCAGCTCCACCAAGTTTTCCTACAGTTGCAGGTATGGACTTTGATGCCAACCAAGTGCAAACATAAAATGGTTTTCTAGAGTTTCCTATAAAATTGTAAGGTCTTAAAGTTTGATCTATATCCAAATCTTTTTCTGTTTTAAGACCTTTTCCATCTGTAAGTATCTTTTGAATACTATCTGATATTTTTCCATCATATCTTACTACACACCTGGATTGCTCATTAGCAATAAACTCTCTTGTGCATAAATCCATATAATATAAATCTTGTTGCGTTCCTGGATTTATATCACGAACTCTATTTACATAAAAAGATGCTTCATCTTTGAAAATTAATTTATTTTTTTCTTCTTGAGCATCTTCAATTTCAATAAGTACCTGCTCTCCACCTCTTATTGGCAACGTATCAAGCAACCCTTTATTGATTGTCTCTTCGGATTCTGTAAGAGACAATCCAGTTTCTATGACAGTAGTAGTTAAGGAAACTGAATTTGAAAGAACGCTTTCATAATATCTAATGTCCACAGCAGCACCAGATATATCTACAGAACCATTTCCTTTTGTAGAAAATATCTGAAATAGTTTTATGTTTCCAGATCTTGTATTTGTATTATTTGCCATTATCCTTGCTTATATAAGAAACCAACTAACTGTGCCTGATATAAACTATTTAATACTTCTTTTTTAGATATTCCTACTGGCATCATACCACCACCTCCACCACCAGACATAGTGGGAGAACCACCTTGACTTTGCATAGGCATTATCATTGTTCCTGATACTCCTCCCGGCATTTCATAGTCAGCACTTTCTGAAATAGCAGATGCAGAACTTGCTGCTGAACTTTGTGCCGGTGCTTGCACTTGTGCTGGAGTTGGTGGAGGAACACTCAAATCCTGTGCCGAAGGTCCATCTGCTGCTGCCCATCCCATACCATCAAACTTTCTAACCTCACCATCTTTCATTACAAGATCTCCAGTTTTATAATCCTTTTTTCCAGGATCCCAAAATGGAATGTCTAAATTAGGAGTTGTGGTTTTTCCAGCTTCTTGCAAATTTTTCTTGTATGTTTCCAATGATTTGGCAGCAGTTCTAGTAGTTTGACCGTAACGTGGAGTAAAACTTGCCCATTCATTTCCCAAAACCTGCATGTCAGCAACTGTTAATTCTTTAGAAGGATCAATTCCTCTTTTAGCCAGTGACTGAAATAATATCATTCTATTTTGCAATTCTGGAGTATATTTTACTTTGTCTGGGTCAAGACCCATCGCCCTTACAGTTTCTTCTGGTTTCATAAATTGACCAGCACCAACTGCTGCTGAAGTGTATTCACCGTATGTTGCTTCGCCAGATTTTATTCTTCTCTTTTGTTCTGCAACAACTTCACTTACAGTCATTTTTGAAAGGTCCATATCAGTCCTTCCACCAAACCAGGTGTTATATCCCTGATCTCCTGCCGTTCCTTCAAGCTCTCTAACTGTAGCAATAAATGCCTTTTCTTCTGGAGTATCTACCTGAATAGTGGATGCATCTATGTCTCTAAAACCTCCACCTCCACCTCCACCTCCACCTCCATTTGAAGAACCAGATTTAAGACTTGCAATAGTCTTGTTTATTCCTTCAAATAACTGCTTTAATCCTGGTATTTTTTTAGAAATTTCATTAAGGTTTTTAAGTATATCCTTATCATCTACATCTTCCGCAGGAATTCCTAACATTTTAGCAACTAATTTTATACCTTCTCCAACAATCCACTTCAATCCATTCCAAATAGGAGTTAAAAATTCGCCAAGTTTCTCCATAAATTCTTTAATTTGCTTATAAGTTTTCTTAAAGAATTCAATAATACTCTGAAGGTTTTTCATTATAGCAAGAATAAGACCACCTATAAGAATGTTCTTAAAGAATTTTCCAATACCAAATCCATCTCCAGGTAATTTTATACTTGGACCAATTCCCCTGGAACCTCCTCTTTCTAATTTATTTTCTTGCCTTTGTTTATTTTCTAACTCTGCTCTCTTTCTAGAATCTTCAGACTCTTTCTTTCTGAATTGATTTTCTCTATTGATAGAACTTATAATACCATTAAGAGTGTCGTCAATTTTATTAAAAGTATCTTTTATTCCACCTTCTTCACCACCTTTACTCAAATCAACTTTCTTTGGAGGGTCTTTAATATCCGAAGGTGGTAAAAGTTTAGTTGGAGATATGGAAGGTCTTGCCATTCCAGTTTTTATATTGTCGCTCTCCTGCTTTTCTTCTCTATTAAAAAATTTATCCTTAGATAGTTTTTTGGCAGCAGTTCCTGCCGCCTTTTTGGAAGCAGAATCTGCTACCTTTTTACCTGCTCCTGATGCTAATAACCTTCCTGCCCCTGCGAGTAATGGTAACATCTTATCCTACCACATTATAGATTCCTTTAACGACCATCATAGTCATATTATTTGGATCCTCAGATGAGAAGAATGGAAGTTTAGTTTGACCTGATCCAGAACCAGATGTGGAACCTTTACTTCCTCCGCCACCCATTGGCATTGGGAGAATTCCAATGCCACTTCTTCCGGTTGGAGAAGAAATTGATGGAGAAGATACTGGTGTTCTTGCTATTTGTGCTGATGGCGAAGGTGCCCTTACCGATCCAGAGGTGTCAATCCCTCCACCAGAAAATCCAGCTGCAGCAAGAACTGCTCTAACTTTTCTAGATCCAGCATATTCAGTTTCTCCAATAGCACCTCTTCCTCCCCATTGAGCACCAGGAATATCAATTGCCAAACCTTGACTATGATAACTATCAGTATCCCAAGGTCTACTTTCACTACCAATTTGAATACCAGCTTGTTGAAGAGCAAGTTTTGCTCGTTCTTTTTCCTCTCTAGTTCTGAACGCTATATGATCATGGTAATTTGAAGTTGTTCCATGACCATCATATTCAAAATTTGGATGAGTAGCATCACCAGTAATATATTCAACTACAGATCCACCACTAACTGGATTGTCGGCAGGACCTGTTCCAGGTTGTGCTGCACTTGGGGGAAGTCCTGGCATTAGTGGTGTTCTTGGTTGGACTGCTGGTGGTTTTGTCAAATCATCAAGTTGCCTTTGCAACCCATCAGCACCTGCATAAGGATCTTTGGGTGATAATGTTGATTGATTTTTTTTACGATCTTTTAACAAAAAATGTCTTATAGCAGCATCAGTTCCAGCCCCAGCTGCCATAGAAGCGACCGATAAAGCTATTCCAGCAGGAGATCCAAGTCCGGTAGAAACAAGAGCTGCTGACGTTAAAAATCCCAAAGATGTTACAATCCAACCAGCACCATAAGCTGCCAACTTTACTATTATTGCATAATAATCTTTATTATTCCAATCTTGCTGCAATTCTGCAACCAAAAATCCAAGTCCTATAAGTCTCAAAATTGATCCTAATGCCCTAAATGCCCCAAATCCCAATCCACGAAGTTTGGGAGCAAATGATTTAATTTTATTAGATACAAGTGGGGAAAATTTACTTTTTACAAATTCCCAAGAAGATGATAATTTTAGATTAGCCTTATCTAAAAAGTTTCTCGCTCTATAAACACTATCTCTAACTCCGACACGGAGTTTATCTCCAATATTTGCATCACCTCGAATAATTCTAGAAAATGATTCATTATATCTACTAATACTTGGCCCACTTCTCAATTGTCTTCCAGTTTTTGGATCAACGTTTTTCCCATAAAAAATACCAGTATTGCTACCACCTTGCATTTGAGATGGAGTTGGAGCAGAAGTTTTAGTGGGAGTTTTAGTAGGTTTTAGTCGATTTAAACTAGATCTAATTAAATTTCCGGCAGAAATGAGAGTTGCTATAACACCCAAAACAGTGTTAGTTAACCCAAAAAGAGTAGTTGCAATAGGGAGTGATGCAATAGCAAGTAATCCTCCAAGAATCAATGGAGCATTATCTACCATAAAGTTCTTAAACTTATCAATAGATTTTTTATTATCGGGGTCTTGAATCCAATTGACAAGTTTTAATAATGTACCACCTATCAATATATTTGTAAAGAATCTTTTAATATTATCAAAAAATCCACCGATGGGTTTTGCTTCTGGGAGTTTCTTAGTTTTCTTTTTATCTTCCTTTTTCTTTTCTAACTTATTTTCTCTTCTTCTTTTTTCTTCTTTCTCTTGAGTTTTTCTTTCGGACTTTGCAGTGTTTTTCTCAATTGTATTCTGCTTATCAAGAACACTTTTGATAGTAATAAGAGAACCTAATATCTTATTGATTCCATCATTAACATCTCTTTTAAAACCATCAGAATCAGATTTATCTTCTGCCGCTTCCGATTCCTTATCTTTTGGTTTAAGACTATCTACCTTTACAATCGCACCTGGTTTGCGATTTAATACTTTATTAATATCAACCTTCTTTGGTTTTACTTTAAACTTGCCAGTCTTTCCTTTGACTCTCTTAAGTTCATTCGTAACAAGTTCAATACTCTCAGTAGTCATCTGAGAGTCTGCCATTCTTCCCTTAATTGCTGCTTCCTTTAAAAGTGAAGCATACTCTTCATAAGTTAAATCAAATACATCTTCCAATCCTAAGATAGAAAGAATCTGAGAATCTATTTCTTCGTCAACTAGGTCATCAGGTTTTTTTGGTATGGTTGCAAGTGCTCCACCTCCACCGCCACCAGAAGACTTTGAATCTCCTCTAACACTATCCAGAAGATCGTCAAGACCTTCTGGAATCTTCTCATCATCTTCGATGATTCCTTTTAATAGATCTTCTAGTCCTTCTGGAATTTTATCATCCATTTTGTTGTTGCTTTAGTTTTTCTTCTTCAAGATGTTGCTGAAGTAAAACCACATAGATATCTCTTTCCCAAGGCATCAAATTTTCTACTTCCCATAATGAATATTTATGATACTGAACCAAGGCAAAGTTAATCTTAAAATAGTTCTCAAGGTCCATATGGGACATCGCTACGCGAAAAAACTTGATAACCCTTCTAATACTACGGTGCTTTCTACTTTTGTTTTTGGATTCTTAACTTTCAGTTCGTGAGTCAACTTAGGCATTGTTGAGAAAAATCGTTCAACATCCTTAAACTGAGAACTATTCATCTGACCTAAGAAGTCAATCAACTCTTTCTTGGTAACATCAGAGGAAGACCAAACTTCTTCTGCGTTATAAATCTTATCAATACAAGAAGCAATCAATTCAAAAGACTTATCAATATCCATATCAGAATTTACATCAAAATTATTTTTGATAAACTCATCCAAAGAAGGATACTTCATTTCCATAATCAAACTATCATCAAGTTTAATCTTATTAGTATGATCTTTATCTTTGGCGACTTTAATATCATCAATTGCAATCTTTACAGGAATACTAGTTTGACCATCATCGGGAGCAATGATACTAACCTCAATTTCCTCTCCAACAGACTTACCACGAATGTTTAAAAACAAATACTCAATGTCAAAAGTTGGAAGAGACTCTACCTTAACACCTCTTGTCTGAATACAGCTTTTTAGAACTGCTTTAATAGCATTAGAGATTTCTTTATTGCTTTCTGATTCTAATGCAAGAACAAGAAGTTTTTCTTCTTTAACTAGAAATGGTCTATACTTAATTGTTTTTCCAGTCGATGGCAACTCAAGTTCATAAGTTGGAGTCGCTATTGTTGGTAAAGGCATAATGTCCTATAAGTGGTTCAGTAATGATATTTATTATGCTACTACAGTAGGTCCAGGTGCTCCAGATGGTGGTCGTCCTAATTGATCTCTGATTCCAAATTGATCTAGTGCAGGATTTCCAAGATTTAAGAAATCATTAGGACCTCTAAATCTCTGATCTCTATTTACAGAGAACTGTGCATCAAAAAATTCTGGACTGTAATCAAAGTTAAATTTATTAAACTCAACAACTCCAGGTGCTCTTGGATTTTCTAATGTAGATGGTGGTATTATTTTGTTTCTTTCTCTTACATATCTAATATAAGAAAACGAAACGTTGTATTGCAGCAATTCACTTGCCTGGTAAGTGACTGGAGTAGAAGTTACAGAAACTGGAAATGCCTTTACAAAGGTATAGTTTAAGGCATTGCCAATATCTTTTTCATACTTTACAACATACATATCACTCTTATATTTTTCAGGGTAGTTCATTCTATAATGAACATAAGGACTCTTGTAGTCATTTCTAGAAAATGTTTCTCCAAGACCAGTGATATAATCTATCCATCCATCAAAAAATTCTATAACATTATAATTCCTATCAACATAAAAAGTTAAATCAATAGTCTCATCATAGATTCTACGATAAGCCATCTTCTCTGTTACACCATGATAATCAGATGTAACATCATGAGTTGCTAAAGTTGTTCCTGGTAAAGATGCTTCAGAACAAAGTAATTCAATGTTAGAAATATTTTCTGGTGTGACTCCTCTTCCATTTGATGCAATAAAAGAAGACACAGCAGGAGGAACTGCAAACTTCACATGATATATTGAAGTTTGTGCTATGTTAAGTATTCTTGTTTTGAGATCACTTACAGAATAATATGTAGGGTTTCCTGGTGCTCCCATTTATAAATAATTTGACCTTATATATTATGTAGCCCAGATATGGCAGAAAGTTTAAAGTCAAAGTATAAACCATCAAATCCCCAAAAATATAAAGGCGACTACAACAATATAATTTGTAGAAGCACTTGGGAAAGAAAATTTTGCAGGTGGTGCGATTTAAATGAAAGTATAATATCTTGGGGATCAGAAGAATTTTTTATTCCTTACGTATCTCCTGTTGACAATAGAGTTCATAGATACTTTCCAGACTTTATAATTAAACTTAAAGAACAATCTGGAAAAGTTAAGACTTATGTGATAGAAGTCAAACCAAAAAAACAAACTGTTCCTCCAATAAAAAAATCCAGAGTAACAAAATCTTTTATTCATGAAACCAAAACTTATGCTGTAAATCAAGCGAAGTGGAAAGCAGCAAAGGAATGGTGTGACGATAGACTTCTTGAATTTAAAATTATTACAGAAGATGAATTAGGAATTCGCTAATAAATAATTAGAAAATGTCTAATGGCAATAATAAGGCGCCCACTATTAACTGACTCTTATACATTTGATTCAATAACAAATAATAAAAGGAACGTAAAAGTTCGTGCCAATGTTGAAGTTGATGATACAAGTCCATCCACTCCACCATCAGTTCTTGATGAGTCTGGAGAGAAGGTTGCACAGTGGTTGCCAGAAAATAATGCTTGGGGAGCAAACAGCGAATATTCAAAAAGCAATATTCCTAATGTTGCAACTGGACAACCTGTTGATTCTTACTTATCACAAAACTCCGAAAAATTTAAACTCGCAACTAGCAATATAATAAACTCTCTTCCCCCTCAAACTGCAAGAGATTTTGCCAATTTATCATACTCTTCTGGTATTGTGGCAAGTGATGCCTTTGCCACGGACCCTGCTGCTGGAGGTGGTCCTGGCGATGTAGGAGACTCGCAGAATACTGTTGACACAAATAATACCAGAACACAATTAGCAACAAGTTCTGACCAAAGTCTTAGATATCCTTTGAGTAATACAGGTGAATATGACTTTTTAAAGATCACAGAATTTCAATATGAACCTCCTAGTGTGCAGCAGGTAAGTAGTCTTTTACCAAAAAGCGCCGATAAAAGAATAACCAAGAATGGGGGAACAGTTTCTTTACCAATGTATCCAGGAATAAGTGATTCAAATTCTGTTGGTTGGGGAAACGATAGTCTAAATCCAATTCAAGGTTCTCTTGCTTTAGCTGCTAGAGGTGCTATAACAAATTTAGCAGACTTTAAATTTGGTCAAGCATTTACAGATCTTGTAAAAGACGGTGTTAACATTGCAGAAAATATAGTAAATGATGATGAACTTTCTACTTTTATAAAAAATTATTTTGCAGGACAAGCCGTTGGAGCACAAAACCTTACATCAAGACTTGGTGGTATAGTTATAAATCCAAACCTAGAATTACTTTTCACTGGACCTAACCTAAGAACATTTAGTTATAGTTACCAATTAACTCCAAGAGATTCCAAAGAATCAGAAGTAATCAAAAAGATTATTCTATTCTTTAAGAAAACGATGGCAGTTTCAAAAAGCACTAGTGGTTTGTTTTTAAAAACTCCAAGTGTATTCAAACTGAAATACATTTATGGCAAAACTGGTGGACAACACCCTTTCTTAAATAAAATAAAACCTTGCGCACTGACAAGTTTTAATGTTGACTACACCCCTGATGGGAGTTATATGACATATAATGATGATGGTTCTATGACATCATATAATATCTCTATGAGTTTTAGTGAACTTGAACCAATCTATAGAGAAGATTACGACGACAATCTAGCGGACATGGGATTCTAAAATGGCAACTCCTTACTTCAGACAAGTACCAAACTTTGATTATGTAACTAGAGGAACTGATAATAAAAGAATATCTGAATACACTCAAGTAAAAAATCTTTTTAGAAAAGGTGCATTGAGACCTGATATTGCAGACAATCTTTTATTCTTTACCAAGTATAGCATAATTGGAGATGAAAGACCTGATAATGTTGCCTTTAAATTTTATGAGGATGAAAGTTTAGATTGGGTAGTTTTACTTTCAAATAATATTATAAACATCCAATCAGAATGGCCTCTTCCTCAAAAAATATTTGAAGAAGTTATGTTGGAAAAATATAAAACCTATGATAATTTTTATAATGGAGTTCATCATTATGAAACAAAAGAAATAAGAGACAGTCTTGGAAGAATTATACTTCCATCAGGAATAAGAATATCTAACACCTGGCAAGAAGGTGGTGGGTTTCTTAATCTTTTTGGAGTAATTGATGAGAGTCTTCCTGCAAGTAATTACAAGTATGAGTATTTTGATTCTGGAACTTCTACAATCGAATCAAAAAATAAAACTGAAATACTTACAGAAATAACAAATTACGATTATGAAACTAAACTCGAAGATGAAAAGAGAAATATATTTGTTCTTAAATCTAGATACTTAAATGTAGTGTTTAATGATATAGAAAATATTATGACATACAAAAAAGGTTCGGAACAATTTGTGTCCCGAACCTTAAAGAGAGGCGATAATATTCGCCTTTATCAGTGATCAGTCATCAACAAGTTTCTGGAAATAAGAAATTGCATCATCTTCATCTTCATTAGAACTTGAGGAAAGATTGTTGAGTTGATTGCTGATGTCATCAGGCAGTTCAGTTTCTTGACGACGGGAACTAAAATTTGGAGTATAAGAACCACGATCGCTGTCCTCATCATCAACTTCCTCATCCAGTTGTGGACGGGCAGCAGGTTTTTGACCCAGAACATACTTCAGACGCTTCTCAAGATCTTCATAAGACTTGAACTGGTCTGATGCAGAGATAGCATCTAGAGAATATTGCTTCTTCCAGAGGGCTTCCAGAGCATCGTCATCATCCAGGAGTGGTGCAATTCGGTCGAACTCTGATTTGTCGTAGTTCCAGTAACCATCCTTCTTGACAATTTTGATCTTGAAGTTAGCACCTTGCCAGAAGTCGAAAGGATTGATAGGAGTTTCGTCTTCAAACTCAGGTTGCATTGCCTCCATGATCTTATCAAAGATTTTCTTACCATACTTAAACAGGAATACACGACCTTCGTTTTGAGGATTTGCAGGATCCTTTACGACATAGATGTTAGAATAATATGACAGTTTACGCTTTTGCTTACGGACAGTCTCTTTGTCCTTATCATTACCACTGTTCCAGAGTTCACGGTTGTGCTCAGAAACAGGATCTTTCTGACCAATGGTAGTCAGAGAGTTTTCAATGTACCAACCACCAGGACCTTGGAAAGCATGAGAATACATTTTCGTCCAAGGAAGTTCTTCTCCTTCTACTGCTGGGAGGAAACGAACAATTGCAAACCCATTTCCGGTCTTATCCATCTCCGGTTTCCAGAAACGATCATCAGAACTGCTGTTGGTGTTTGCTTTCTCTACTTCTTTAACCAACTTTGCAGTGAGAGAACCGAGAGAAGATTGCTTTTTAAGATTTGCGAAAGACATTAGATTACCTCTTTTAAATTTGATTTGGCCTTTGGGACTTCTTTATCTTACAGGAAGCAAGAAGGGATGTCAAGCCCGGTCTAGTTCCTTTTTCATTGACTCAACCATGCGAGTCAGGTTGTCAAAAACTACATTCACATTAGACTCATTTGACATACCCATCATTATAACAGATTCTTCAATTCTACTTTTAAGTTCTTTTGCTTCTGGGTCATCAGATAAACTTAATCTGACATAGAGCAACTTTTGTTTTTCCAATAGTTCTTGAAGAACCTCAATATGCTCTAACTTTTTATCCTTAGACATTAAGGGATACTCAAATACATTATCATAAACCCTTTGTTGCAAAGAGTTTATTTCCAACATTTCATTTCTTACAATATCTGAATCAAAAAAACTCATCGATTTACCACTAATAATTTTAACATGTCT